CTAAATGCCACCAATCAATACCATTAAGATCCTGAAAATTGGTTCTAATGGTAACTGTATTAGTGCGATCCCTAACCAGTCGGCAAAAGGGATAATTATATAAGAATATAAAATAATTAGTGTTAAAACCATCCCCAGTACATTACGCCAATGAATACTATTTTTTTCTACTTCTATTTTGTTTAGTTCTATTTGTCCATCTTCTTTTTTTACTTCCACTTCATGCTCTACTATCTTCGTTTTAGTAAAATAACCTACGGCGACCTTTACTAATTCTACTATGACATTAATCATTTTTTTACTCCTATTACGTATTGGAAGAATTTTCTACCCTTTACACTTAGGAAGTGAGAGCCTAATAGAACTACTTCAAATGGAACACCCTTATAAGTCCATGTAAGAGTATCACCATCTTTCCATTGATCTTGTTTATAACAAAATACTACATTCATATAAGACAGTATATCCGGTGCAAAGGCTTTTATATTCTTTTTTATTTTTTTATTATCTAACTGAAAAAGCTCAAACTGATATGAGTTCCCAAATGGGGTAACGCCATCAAGTGTAATTTCTGATACTTCTTCGCCATAGTGATGATCTTCTAAATTCATTTATTATCCCCTCTTTAGTTTAAAGTGTCCTTTGATGCCGCTAACGATAACTGCTACTCCCTTTTCTGCTTCTGCGTAGAAGTCGTAGATTAGTTTTCGCTTCTTCGTTTCACGTACACCAATAACACGCTTTGTTTTCGTCTTTGTATCTTTCTTAGTAGTATCGATTAGATATTTTTTACCATTCTCTACTACTACGCGATATTTACCCTTCTCTATATTACTTTTAAGCTGGGGTATGTTCCCCTGTTTTGTTAGACGTGCTGCGGAGGTTGGAATAAATTTCTTAAGTGGATCTGGATGTACTATTACGTCATAAAGGTATCCGGCTTGAATATCTTTAATCATGATAGTACAGCTTACACTAGTACCTGACTTGTTATAAAAGTACAGTACAGCGTTCTTTGTAAAAGGTACAGGACCACGATCAATTGCCGCACTCATATCATCACGCATCTTTTTAGATAGTTGGCGTGTTTGCTTGATTAGCTCGTCTTGGAGTTGATTACCATAGAGTTTTCCTTGTTGATTTAGATAGCCATTTACTGACTTTAGACCCGTGACGGTTGCATTAATTTTCATGTTAGAGATCCTATTAGTCCTTTTACTATTTTAAATAATCGTAATCCATCGGCATCATTTGCGGGTAGTTTGGCTTTTACTAGAATTGCTTTATTAAGGTTATCCGGTAATAGTCCACAAGTGGCGATTAATGCAGTCTCTACTACTGCCGCCTGATTTGCCGTTGGAAAGCACCACAAAATATACTTTTTATATGTTTCGCCTGCTTCAATACGGGCATTTACTGTTTTACTACTGGAAGTGTACTCTACCCAATTCGATTGTTTGGTACTGGTCTTTAGTTTTTTAACATCCTTTACACCCTTGTAAATCTGTTTCATGCCTACGTACCAACCAGATTCATCAAACTGAATAAGATATACGAATGCGGCATAGTTACCTGAATCAATATCTTTAATATCCCATGTTTCGGGATCGTACATTTCCCACATCATATAAATACCCTTAATTATTACTATTATTATAAGGTTATTTATGAATATCAAAGAAAGATTAATACAGTACGAAGGAAGTAAAGAATATCAACGAGTACGCGGATACTACCGACAAGATAAATTTTACCCATATGTGGATACCGAAGGGTACGGCACAATCGGTTATGGACATAAAATCCTAGATAGTGAAATTGAGAAGTACAAAAACGGTATCAGTGCTATCGACGCAGATTTACTACTGGCTTGGGATATTGACCGTACTGTAAAGGATGTTAAAACATTAGGCTTGGACTTGCCGCAAGATTGGCAAGATTTCTTAGTCATCATGACCTTTCAGTTAGGTTTAGGTGGAGTTAAGAAGTTTAGGAAGATGTTAGCGGCATTAGACCGCAAAGACTGGAAAGAAGCAATTAGACAAGCAAAGGATAGCCTCTGGCATCGCCAGACACCTAACCGCCTTGATGATATGGTTAAACAATTAGTAAACAAGTAAGAAATAATGAAGGGGCAAAACGCCCCTTTATTTTTTTTCTAATATTGCTATCACACGTTCAATCTTTAGATCCATTGAATGAATCTGAGAACGTAAATCATTAAGTGCGAACTCTAGATCGTCCTGACCCTTTTCTAACCTTTCTACATCTGATTTAGTATGTACTAAGTCGGACTCGATTTTAGCTAGTCGTGATTCAACTGATTTTAAGTCTGCTGATTTATCTCTAATGATATTCCAGACAAAAGCACCTAACGCTATTATGACGGCAATAATACTTTCCCATCCTGCCATATAATAGACCCTATTTTTTATATTTTATAGTTACTATTATTTAGTATTAGTTACTATCGAATTATATTAATAGCCAGTAAATGAAGCTAGAGCAATCTGTACTTGTGCTGACCCCATCGCCTGAGCGTAGGTCATTTGGTTTTTGTTAACGTACTGTAAAGTAAATGACGTAGAGCTATTTCTCTTAATCATAATCCCACTATAACCAGTAGTTGCCCCGTCATCCGATAAGTTGCCAGGACACTGACTAATGCAGATCCACGGATCGGCAAATGGTGTAGTTAGTGTCAGTGCTGTACCTAAGTTATGACCAGCGGGAATAGTAAAGAATCCGCGTATACGTGGCATTGTTGCAGCACTTGCCGCCGACCAAATAAGAGTACCAGCACTATTACGTACATCTAGATAACCGGATGTAAGAGCCGTAGTATTATTACTAAGCATGAATCTACCGCTACCTGCTTCATACATCGACGCACCCGGAAAACAATATTTTCCGTTAGTCTGCAATTGAAACCAGCGTAAACCAGTATTGGGGAAAAAGTTTAAAGCAAGATAGCCCAATGTTGAGCCATTGCCAAATGATGAGTTGATTGTATAGTATCCAGTATCTGATAAAGTACCCATTGCTTTAACAGAAGACATAACAATAGCTCTATTATCTGAATCTATCGTTAGTTTTCCTGCTGTATTATAACATTGAAAGCCTGACATTATTAATCCTTATTCAAATGCGTATATATCGAAAGTTAAAGTTTGTGCCATTACATATCCAGTAGGAATATGACGTACTGAAAAAGAGTTAGTGCCAGGAATACAATAGAAATCCGTCCAATATTGAGAAGTACGGGCAATTGCTAACCATCCAGTCGGACGCATACCATTAAAAGCTACACTCCATGTAGTCGTAGTACCTGCTGCAATAGCTAATGACGCAGTACCCATATAACGCATATTATAATCGCCTAAATCTACTACCAGTACACCGGAAGCATTCCAGCATTGTAGACCCTGAGCCATTATTCACTATCTCCCTGCTGTTGTTCTTCTTCATCTGTCTGTACTAGTAATTGTGGTAATTCATCCCACGAACAATGACCAGCTTTTAGAATTAAAAAACCTTCTGCCTCTGCCATTTGTACATCGTCGGCAGTTAGCATCAGTCCCATGATTTGATGATCTGAATTGTAAATAAATTGATACATTATTATTATCTCCAATAAAAAGGGGGAAGAGATTAATTTCACTTCCCCTTTATTTATTACCATAGTCCCATACGCACACGTAACGTACCGTTAGAATCATAGATCTGAATGATGTTATTACTAATTACCATTCGACCAGTACCGCCAGTACCGTTAATGTAGATAGTACCTGCTTTGTTAATCTGCCAGCCAGTGCTATTAGCTACATAGTTGTTACTCTGTATAGTATTTGCAATCTTGGCAGTAGTGATACTAGCATCAACAATTTTAGCGGTGTTTACTGCTAGGTTTGCAATCTTAGCGTTAGTAACGGCTAGATCAGCAATGTATGCAGTACCTATACTGGCTTGCTGAATCATTGCGGTTTTTAGATAGGTAGTAGTACCAATAACCGTAAATGGTGCTGCACCACCAACTGTTGCCGTACTTGCACCAGAAATAACAAATTTATCTGCGGCAAAGTAGATAGCACTAGTATTAGTAGCACCACCAGCAATTAGTTTGAAACCAGCTACAGTACCGTTAGCATTGACACTAAGACTATATGAGGCGTTAACTTCTGCTTTAGTAGCTTTAGCTGACATCTCTGTATTGACACTGGCAAATTGACTATCCGTACTGGCTTTTAGTTGGTTAATTGCCGTAGTTTGTGCGGTATTGTTATCTGCTACTGTTTGTGTTAGAGTTGTTATCTTGCCCGTGTTGCCATTTGCAGTTGCTTCTACTACGTTAATCTTCTGACTTAGGGCCGAGTTATTGTTCGTGATTTGCGTCTGTAACGTCGTCTCACTGGCTTTAATCGCTGCGTTAGTCTTTGTCTCGGATTGAGTGATCTTCGTCGCTGTATTGGCTGCTGCGTCGGCTACGGCCTTGTCTAGTGTATCAGTCAAACGGTCATCTAGATCTAGAATACTATTGATCTCGTCTGCATCAGCTTGTGTAAACTGATATTTGGAGTTGATAGTAATATTCACTTCTGGGCTGTACTGGATATTATCCATACCGAACTTATCAAATAAACCAATCTTAACGAAGTAATCTCCATCAGTGATATTTGGTACACTGTCAAACTCTGGCTTATTACTAATATATGATTTAGTAGAAATAGCAGTACGCATAACGATATGTGCACCAGCATAATCTGGTTCGGTTGATTCAGTCCAACTAACGAACAAGTTACCAAAACCGCCGCCAACCTGAACGCCCTGTACTAGTCCACACTGTAAGTTTTCCGGTGTAATCTTAACTTCTGGTGAGAACGTGCCCGACATCCACCCCTGAGCAATAATCCCAATAGTTGGTTTACGTAGGCTGTACTTGTTCAAATCAAAGGTAAAGTTAAACTCATTACTACTTGCAATATATGTATCTTTCAGTGTCGTACCATCATAGATATTAATCGTATAATGTTTGAAATACTGTTGGAACGTCTGACCATTAACCTTAATATTTTGTTGGTTATCCCATATAATATTAAAATCAGTCTCATTTGTAATTAATAGACCGGAAGTAGCATTTTTCAATTTAACGCCAGTTACAGCGGGTAATGTAAAGTTAAATTCCGGTTTTAGATTACCAACAATAAGTTTAGTTGATACACCACCCAATATGTTATACGCGGCTACTGAAAAGTCATAGTTTGTATCTGGATCAAGTCCGTATAAATCAAACTCTAACTGTGTTGGTACTGTCTGACCTGCTGCGGTCCAATTGGTTGTACCTGTTTTGCGATAGTAGGTATAGTAACCGCGTACATTACTAGAAGGTGACGCAGACCATGACATATTGACTACTGAGCCAGACACAATATCACCTTTACGGGTAATTACTAGGTTAGTAGGAGGTTGTACAATACGTGCTGACCCACCACCGATAACACCGCCCGGACTCCATACACCCGGATCTGTACCATCGAAAATTGCATCAGGATATTCTAGACACGTTACAGTACAGAAGCCTACGTTTTGTTGGTCGGTTGCAACTGATTTACTCAATACCTTAAATTTACCTGCTACCATTAATTCCTTAATATTAACAGTGATACTATCCCATACTTTGAGATCCCACGCTTCGGCACTGGTAAAGGTTACAGTACGTAGACTGAATTTAGTTTTACGTAGTTCGGCGTTTACTAGTCGTGCTACTACTTCTTCGTCGTATACGGCTTTAAAATCGCGTGATAGTGTAATGACTAGGCCATCACTCTTAATCGCTTCATCCGTACTAATATCCGAAGGAATACGCAATACATCCGTAGTATACATTGAATTGGTATTTACATATTGTGCATCAATCGTATTATAGTAGTCATTATTACCAGAAGTAGACACGCTTGCATCACCAATAATATTTGATTCATCATAGGTATGTACTGATAGAGTTTTACGGTCTACGGTAATACATACTTGCCCCGCGTGCACATAAAGTATACCGCCGCAAGCCTGTAGAATTGATTCTATATTCTCTTTATATGTTGACTGATAAGACATACTAATATTCGATGTTAATCCCTGTTGGAAACACCATTGACTAACTTCCGTAAAAGTTTGTTGATTGATTAACGCGGGTTCTAGTCCTAGACCATAGGTAGTATTAACGAGATAATCATAAATCTGACTTGCAGGGCAAGAAGTAGCAAAAGTAGTACCACTATTAAAATCATAGATTTCTTGTCCTTTCATCTCTACGGTCATATTGAAGTTATCATTCGTTAGGATACCATCCATTGTTGAATCTTCGGTTTTATAGATTACCGATGAAATAGATACTACACCTTTCCCTAAAAATTTATCGGTCCACTTTGGCCCAGCATATTGTTTTGCTAATGTTTTCGTAGTTGTATAATTACCACCAAATCTAATTTCTAATTGTAGATACGGTTGGAATTTAGATACAATACTAGCTTTCGGTACTACGCCGTCTGACGTTATCGGTACTGCTAATACTGGTTCATCGTCCATGTATATTTGTTCTATGTGCTTTGCCGTACCAGTCATAGATACTACTTGCTCACTAAAGAAATATTGCGAGCTATCATCTTTAACATTATACCAGTTATTGATAACACCAGTTAGAATGAAGCTACCACCAGATACGCCGTTTTTATGTGGTGCACTGCCGCCATAGATGACAGGTAAACCACTTGTTGGACTAGTAGAACGCTGTAATGCACTTGCTACATCGGAGTATCCCGTGAGTCCTCCTACTTGTCCTAGCATACTGGTAGCAACTAGGGATAGTGCACCTGCTGCCGCTCCCCACATCGCCGCAACTGCTAGTGTAGCACCACCCGTATATACTGCTGCTACTACCATTACGGCGGTAATTAGTGCTCCAAATATTCCACCACCACTACCCATTATTTGTTACTCCTATAGTAAGTTCCGTTTTTCTTTTTATTGATTAGTACGAAAGCGTCATGATCATCATTGACACCCAATAGGCGACCAGACACCACCACCGCCATTAGTAGGGGGTTATCGGGATCTAGCCAAATATCGCCATCAATTGGTATTTCAACCTGTGTACACTCTTGAATGATGATATCTTGTGTACTGTTAAATCCTAGTTCGTGTAGTTGTGCTACACCTTCTTTTAAAGATGAATATTGTGCTACTTCGGACCAGTTAGTACCTTTAATAGTATCCACTACTCGCAAGGCAACAATATTACAATCATTAGTACCGAAGGAATAAGGGTTAGCTAGTGCATCTTCAATATGTTTCATTATTTCATTATGTAAATTTGCCATTAGTTCATCTTCCATGTTTGGTTAGCTTGGTTTACCTGTCCTAGTAGTGACATAAACTCATCGCCTGGGTAATATGATTGATATACGCTATTACTTGCAATAGTACGTGTCTGAACGTCTAGTTTTTGGAATATACTATTTACGTTTACTGTCATCTCTGTTTTTCCATCAATTGGGTTAGCTACTGCCTGACAGTAGTCAATGAATCCAGAGAACATCAACATTTGATAGAGTGGTGTAGTAGTATAGGGATCAAGGATTACCATATAGATATTAATTTTAGCTTTGAATAGACCACCTGAGAGAGCAAGCATCTGTACTGAGTTATCAATATTACTTACTTTAAAAGAGATGGCATTATTACTAATTCCTTTTTCTTCGCTAAATGCTGGTAGTGAGTCCTGAATAATATCAGGGAATGATAGATAGGTTACACTATTCATATTGATATTAATAAAAGCATCAGTCCAGTGAATACCATTTGCATTTTTTGGGAATACATCAAAGCATGTTACGTGTTGCCCCATACTCATTATTTCTTGATCAGATAGTTTAGTTTTTGGTGTCCCACTATTGCGGGTTAAGTTCCAATATTTTAGTAGATTTGCATTAGTCGAGATTGTATCAAGTGCCATTAGAGATTCTCCCATACTGTTAATTTTTGGGTAGTAACGTTAGTAACTGGACAAACGTATGTATTCTCGGCTTTAAGGATACCTGTCAATGTAATATTGCTGAACTTGATGATCTCGCCAGTTGCTACGTTCTGGCGTAATGCAGGGAAGATAGTAATACTAGTATTAGTACGGTCAATAATGGAATAGATCTTTGTATGGTTGGTAAACTGGATACGATCCCCTACACGTAAAGACTGAGTAGATGTATTGATAGTTGCACTACCTGCCGCTTTTGCTACTGTACTGGTAACTGCTGCCGTTTGTGTACCTGTATAGGTTGATAGGTGTCCTAAGTCCATTTGAAATGGTTTACCCAATGAATGTAGTGCTAAAAACTGGTCTACTTCGTGACGGTCTGAAATGTTATAGGTTAGTGTAAATTCTGCTTCATAGTATTGTATTCCGGTTCCACGCTGTAAAACTTTACCTGTCCATGATTGATGTTCATACATTGGTTGCGTAGATTTCAAACTGAATCCAGATACTTTAATTGCTTTAGTAAAGTTAATCATTTTAAATTCCTTTTATAGATTTCTATTATATTTATACGAATAAAGGGAGCCTAAGCCCCCTTTATAATTATGAGTTACGTTTCTGTGAATCACGCACCGCCTGTACAATACTGTTTTGATGTTTCTTCAATTTTTCTTGGAATTGTTTATCATCATCACTACCATATACATATAATGGGGCATTGATAATAGTATCACCGCCCATAGTACCGCCGCCTTTTTCCTGATTATCTAGAAAGTTAGTTAGCTTTTTGTTAGCTTCTGGTTGTACTACGCGTTCACCTGCTTTTAGTACGAAAGACTTGTTATCCATTGATGAATCTAGCTCGTCTACGCCACCGTGGAATTGACCTGCACTTGCACCCTTTGCGGTACTAATGATAGACATACCCATAGCTGCAATCTGTGCGTATGCTGGGATGTTCTGCGGGAATCCTAGAGCCAACGCACCCGCTAGAGCCTCTTGTATCTTCATTATGGTCATACTAATGGTGATACCCTTCTGTACTGCAAATGCTGCCTGTGCTGCCCCGCTAGACTCACCAAAAGCCGCCGCCATACCGTTACCAATTTCTGTAAATGCAGATTCAGTACCTTCTAGTAGTTGCATAGTTTCTTGGTGCTGTATTTCTACGGCACGTTGTGCATATTTTGCAGTGATTGCAGCTTTACGTTTTTCGAATGATTCCTTATCCTGAATTAGTAGTTCGTTCTGCTTTAATAGTGCATCACGTTCTTTATTCATTGCTTCCATATCATATGAAGTAGTATCTAGTCCTAACTGTTGGTCTAGTTGATTACCAATAAAGGCTTGTCCTGCTGCCCCAACTTGTCCACTAGCTAATAGAGCGTTCTGATCATTGATAGTCTTATTTGGATCACTAAATCCCAACATATCATTAATCATTTTTAAACGTCCGGCTGCACCTGCTGTAACTTGATCGTTAAGTATCTGGCGTAGTTTCTCGTCTGATAGTCCTAGAGTTTTTGCACTCTTCTTGATAGTTTCTACTATTTCTTTTTGCTGGCGTTCAAACTCTGCTAATTGACGCTCATTAGTACCGGTAGTTTGATCTACTAAGATTTTATCTAGTGCTTTCTGTGCGGCTATTTGCTCATCTGCTGCTTTCTTACGTGCGGCTGCTGCTGCCTTTGCTGCTGCGTCGGCTGCCTTCTTCGCTTTGTCTGCTGCTTCCTGAGCTTTTTTCTTCTGCTTCCACTCATCTTCATTTTTTGGGCCGAATAATAATGAGTAGTTTCTATCACCTTCTTCTTTATTCTTTTTAAGCCATGCTTCATTACGTCGCTGTTCTTCTGCTGCTGCTTTTTCTGCTGCTGCATCACCGGACGCCCACTTATAAGCATTCTCAACCGCCCCTAATGGTGTAATTAGTTTTAGTACGTCATAAGCCGCCCATGACTTTTTAATAAGTGAGTCAAAAAAGTCTGTAGGTGCTTCTTCACCAAATGCATCAACTAAATTAACCGTAGCTTGTACGATGGGGGTTAGTACATCTACTAGGTAATTTTGACCAGTAGTAGATAGTTTATCTAAATTATCATCCAGCTTTTTAAATGCCTTTGCTTGGTCTTCGGTAATTGTGGTTTGTTGATCCTGAATATGCTGTAGTGCTTCTGCTTCATTACTATAATCTGACAGTACCGTAGCTAGTCTAGATCCATTACTCGCTACAGCTTCCATTGCGTAAGTTATCTCGGCCTGAGTTTTACCCGCTTCACGTAGTTTATAGTAAAGGGATATCATTGCTTCAATACCGCCATTAGCCTTACCTACATATTTGGTAAAGTCATTAATGTTTAAGCCCATCTCTTCGATTACTGTTACAAACTCACCAGTACCGGCAGCATAGCCTTCACCCATTTTATCAGATGTATCTTGTGAAATATCCGCTAGACCTTCGGCATCAATACCAGTTGCTCTAAATGCCTTCTGTAATTTCTGTAGTTGAGTGATTGATATACCACTACGCGTTGAAAGTTGGTTTAATTCACTTACTAGACCATTAACCTTGAGTGTTAGTGCTGCTACTGCGGTTCCTGCTGTTACGGCAACACCCGCCACACCTAAGATACCTTTACTTAGAGTACCGAATACTTGACTGGTATTTGATGCAACACCACCCAATGCACCGCCAGTTTTCTTACCAAACTGATTAATCTTATTTTCTGCTTCCTGTAGTGATTTCGATAATCCGGTACTGTCACCAGTTATCACTACTTTGATTTCATCGTCTTTCTTTGCCATTTTATTTCTTTCCTTGTTTTGCTAGGTTTTTAATGTATTCCCCCATGCGATCAATATCGTTTGATTGCTTTTTGACAGAATTTTGTTTTCTCTTTTCCGCACGTTCTTTCGTAGTTAGAGAATCATCAAGAATATCTAGAAAATCAAAATCAGAATAAGATAGTCCCTTTTTATAGTCTGGTGATAGCTGCGAGTACATAGCCATTAGATAGCAGGTATGAGTATGATATAACATTTGCATTCTTTCGGCCTTACTACTCATACAGGTTTTATAGACCCTGATAGCCATAAACAAATCAGGATCTAAATCATCCATCTCACTAATACTAATTCCGTTAGTAGTGATTAATTCTAGATATGTGCGTAGCTCGTGATCCTCGATTATTTTTTTTCGATTTCGTCCTGAATATCTTCGGGATCTTTATAGAGTTCGATGATAGCGAGATAGATTTTTGATACGTGTTCGGAATCTAACGCATTGAGGTTAATACGTCCTTCGATATCTTCGGTACTGAAAATTGGATCACCATTTTCATCACAAGTACATACTACTACTGCTTTTAGTGGAGTGTTTAGAGCTTCGATATCCTTTGAACGTGCACGATGAATATAGATAGTTTCACCTTCGATTTCGAAAGCGTGTTTCTTTGGAGATAGTTTTTTTAGAATGTTTTGTAGATTCATGTTTATAATTCCTGTGTAAAATAAAAAAAAAGAGTGTGGATTACTCCATCACTCTTATTTATTGTGATTATGGGTTAACGCCAGAAGAAAGAGGACCGCCATCTACCGCTAGGGTGAATGCCTTAGTTACTACTTCATCTTTACTACCTGCAATCAAGTTAGCAGATACGAAAGCATTATAGATTACAAAGAAGCCAGTAGTACGGGTTGCGTTTTCGTAGTAGGTGATTTTAACCTGAGTACGTACTTGATCGTCTGCAAGTTTTTCTAACTGTTGGTGTACTGCGTTGTCTGCTAGGTAGTTTACAGTTAGTTCGATATCTGGGATGGATTTAGTACCTAGTAGCTTACGGTTAAAACTACTGTTGTAAGTAACTACGTCAATTACAGTAGATTCAAAACCACTAGTAGCAAAGGTTGCCACTTCTGGAATCTCTTTAAAATCGATTGCTGGGGTATCACTACCTGCTGTATAAGTGCCTAACTCTACCTTTAGGTTAGCACCAGTCATAATTGAAAAAGCCATTTTTATTTCCTTATATAAGTTGGATTAGTAGGGAAAGCCTTTTCCCTACCGTTTATTTATTTATTCTGTGCGATTAGTAATTGAGTTACTACAGCACGTAGTTCATCGAGTTGTAATTGTTGGTCTTCTACTTTAGCATTTAGCTCTTTAATAGCCCCAGCATATAGTACAGAAATAGCCTGATAATCTAGACCTAGTGGGTTTTCGATTTCTTCGCCTTCTTGAGTATATGCACTACCAACGGATGATACAGCTTCTGGGAAGAATTTTTCTACTTCCTGAGCAAAGAATCCCACGCCATCTACTTCTACTTCTGGTGTAACTTTCATTTTATAAGTCTTACCAGTTAGCTGTAGTACCTTACCTAGTGAATCACTAATATCAGCGGCATCATATTTAGCTCGTTGGTCGGATGTTTGAGATAACGACATACAAGTAAATTTACCAGTATAATCTAGTGCTGCGGAGTATCCATTAGCTCCCCCAGCATCATTACGATCCGGTCGGAAGTTAATAGTACCGCCACTTCCCGCATAGATTACGCCGCGACTTGCTCCAGTGTGACCGTAGTACCATAGGTGGGCGTTAGAAGTTCCACTAGTACCATTAACTGAAAAAGTAGTATTAGCTCTAACTATACCGGAAGCTGTTACATCACCTGTTACGGATAATCTACCAGTAGTTGACATAGTACCGCGTATGTTAACGTTTCCGGTACTGGCAAGGGTATTTAATGTGATGTTACCATCTGCCCCTAAATCAACACCGTGACCGCCTGACATATCGTTCCACCATGCAATCCCTTTACCTGATCCACCTTTACCTATGTACCATTCGCGAACGTTAGTAGACCCAATGCCAGATAGATAAGATGATACAGATCCTGAATTGTTTTTGATCTGTAGACCATTACCACCAGTTACTATACGGAAGTTATTAGCCGTAACTTGGAAGTCGCTACCACTTGCATCTAAGTTATTGTGCATAATCAACTGGTCGGAGATTCTAACAGTACCGTCATTCTTGAACTGTAGATAGCGTTGTGTACCGCCTGCTGGGAAGTTGTTACTTGTGATATAGTTATCAGTTGTACCATTACCCATTCTAATATAAGTACCAGTAGTGGCTGAATCTGCCTGTACTACACCAGTCCCATATAGACCACCAGTAGAATCAATACTACCTACTTTCGCCGCTCCTGTTGTAGTCAATGTAGTACCGCTAATTGCACCACCAGTGATAGCACCAGATCCAGTATTGAGGCTTGCACCAGTGATAGCACCAGTTGCACTAACTACAGTTTTAGAGATAAAGGCATTAGCCGTAATATTTCCCTGACCTGTAATATTATTATTAAAGTTAAACTCACCACCAACGAAGGATAATTTACCTTGTCCATTTGCAGTGGATGTAGTAGTTTCTGCAATAATACGTGTATCATAGTCATTAGTTAAACCGCTTGTATGGAAGTCAATATAAGCTGAGTTTTTTGTAGTTTGGCTACCAATTTCAAATGCGGTTGCATTGGTATTTTTTAAACCTAGTGTTAGATAACCAGTATCAATAGATTGGTTACCATTCCACGTATTACCACCATTTAAACGAGGGATATTACCGGGGGTAATATGTTCGGAGGTTAGGATCTCTGCCCATGATGACCACGTAGAAGTAGTTGGACTGGTAAATCTTAGAATACGTTTATATGCTTTGTTAGTATTGAATGGATAGTAAAATTGTGTACAACCATCACTACTATTTGCGGCGTTCTGATAAACTATTACTGTACCTGCGTTAGCTTCTGGGTAGTTATTTGCAGGGGTTGCATAAGCACTTGAAGCACAAAAATATACACCAGCATTAAGACCACCAAAATTATTGAGATTATCACTTGCAGTTAAACTATTGCGGTTATATGGCATAACGTTAAGGTTATATGCTGCCTGTTTCCAATTTGTTGCACCCGTACCGCCTTCTGCTACTTGTAGTTTAGTTGCAAGTTGCAAGGATGGCATTGTAACTACTTTCGTACTGTAATTATAAGAAAAAGCCCACGTTTCAGCGGAGGTATCATCTTGCATACGGAATACACTACCATCTGCAATTAATTTCATCCCTAAGCCGTTTGTATCTGTATCTTTCAAATAGATTGTAGGTGTAGGACTATGAATCAATAACGGGTTAACATAGGTAGATGTAAATTGTGCATTGCCAAAATATTGTATTCCAGTCCACGTATTTGCACTACTCATTAATGGAACGTTTGCACCGGAACTACTTACATTATATGTAGCTGCTGTACCTAATCCTAAGTTAGTACGGGCTGTTGGTTTACTTGGTAAATCAGAAAGGTTACTTGCCTTAGCTAGATATTTTCCATCCTGTGCCGCACTAGTTACAATACCTAGATTAGCTTGAGCTTGTGCTAATGTATTTGCACCAGTACCGCCCATGTCAATCGATAGACCTTTAGTGACTGTGCCGTCTGCATTCATTGCACCCCAATAGCCATCACTACGTACTACTACTTTATATCCAGACTTATCATCAGTAGAATAAATTGTACTTAGGTCTGGTCTAGTTTCTTCAAAACGAGCTACTTTTAAGTTAGTACGGGCTGTGTTGACGTTATTTAAATCAGAAAGGTTACTAGCTATTTTCAATTGTGCATCATTAGTTACGTTACCTAGTCCTACATCTACTTTAGTAATAGTAATATCTGCATTTAGTGCTTTACCATTAACCTTACGCGTAAGTGGTACATACTGATCACTAATCTGAGTTGCAGTAAGTATACGCGTCCATGCTGTATTCTGGTTCTTTGCATAGATTGCCAATGTACCGGATTTAGTCATTGCAATACTGGAGAATGTACCGGAATCGATAAGACCAATACCCATTAGATCCGCACTAGCTGGGTTATCATTGCGTGCTGCTGGTACTTTGATAAAACTGTTGCCATTTGGTAACTGTGGTTCGTACTGTGGTACGTCTACGCCGTTACTACCTACGCCATATGATCCTACAACTAGTCCGGTACTCAATGGTGCCTGTCCATCACGTACTAGAACGTCGGTAGGGGTAAAGGTATATGATTTAGTAACTACTGAGTCTTTATCACCAGCAAGGCGAGCGGAACTAATCATACCATTCACCATACTGTAGGAGATGATACCATCAGTTACGGCGTACTGTAGTGTTAGCTGGAACTCGGTCTGATCTTCGGTCGCTTGATCTAAAAATGCGTGAGCGGTGCAATCTGGTACGTAGTTAACAACAATATCAATATCGTTTACGTTCTGTTCTGCGAGTAGTTTCTCTGAAAATTCACTGTTATATACTTCAATAGTTTGTACTTGGCTATCAATACCGAATGAAGGCATAGCCGCCAATTCATTTACTAGCTCGTTCCCTGCGTTATCGGGGATACGGTTTGCGGTATCGTCATTATAAAATAATTTAAAACCACTCCCTGTAAAAATTTGATCTGCCATCTTTTAATTCCTTTTATTTTAAAGTTGCTACAATATTTATTGCAAAAGATAGCGATTGATAACCAGTTGACGGATCAGTTACTAGTTCACTGTCAGCTACGTCATAGCTATGGAGTTGTACGCCATTATTACCAAATTCCATGATCGTATTAGTACGGAAGTAATCAAAAATAGTACCGAAGGTATCAGCGGGTAATGTAATTGAAGGTTCTGGTACTAATAGGAATTGAAAGGTAAAATTACCCATTTGATTTTGATTATTATAGTTTACTGATTGGTAGGTTTGATTGGTTGAAACGAGAATAAAGAGATCACGACCTGCTGCAATATTCATTGCTTTGCGAATTGGGATGATATTATTTAAACTGTCTCTTAATGTTTTCTGTACTTGAGTTAGAAGATTCATATTACCACCCGTAATTATTAATTGCTGACGGTCTAATGAATACTTCACTAATACCACTCAAATCATTATAGATATTATATACAGTGTATGTAGTACCCTGTACGCCTACCACTGAATCAATAGCGATATTGTAAGTAGATAGGTCATCAGTCTTTACTGATAAGAATGATTCTGTACTTTCTACTAGTCCTTCAGTGCTAGAATCAACGACAACGGGGCGATGATCTACGATTGCCGTAAAACTCGCCCCGTTAATTGTGATAGGTTCACCAAAGGCATTTAAGAAAGTAGAATCAATTTGATTGCTAGTAAAATGCCTCATAGTGGTTATATCCTTATGGTTTTAGTTGTAGTTGTACAAATGCTTCTTCGTGTGCGATAGCTACATCTAGGTATTGGAAACTACGAATTGCAATAGTTTGTGCTGCACGGTAGGTAGTATCATCAAAATCTAGTTCTTGGCCTTCATTCCAGTTAGCAAAGATTAGCTCAGAGAAATCACCGATTAGAATGGTATCTGCTGCTACGAAAGTAGATTCAATTACACGTACTTCGTCATTCAACCACATGTCATAACGATGACCTGCTACCATTGCTACGGCTGCGGTGTTATTCAATACTGCGGTTTGACGTAGTTTTGCAAGCATAGAAGGATGCACGATAGCTACACAACGATTGATATCTACGTTTTTAGCGGAGATAACTTCGATAGCTTTCTGTACGTCTGCTTCGGATACTTGACCAGATACTGCGGTTTGTTGTACTGGAACGGTAGTAGCGATTTGTGCAAATACTGCTGATTCTAGACCGTTAGAACATTGGCGTAGTAGCTCGTCGGTAACATAACGTTCGGTTGCTGCGTTGCTTAGTAGCATTGCTTTAGTGATCTTGATACCTGCTGCGAACATGCGAGGCTTTAGAGTGATCTTATCAAAGGTTTCGAAGCCGTCGGTTACTGCTTCATCTTCGTTATAGAATTTAGCTGCTGGGTTCATACCTTTAGCACGCGGGATAGAGAAGTTGCCACGACCAGCAAGGCCACCAAATACAGTCACTGGTAGTTGACCTAGTACGGTTTGTGCTAGTAGTTGGCGAATATACGCGTCGGATAGTTCTTCTTTTACTAGACCTGCCGCAGTTACGGTAGAAGTGGTATCAGCGGTGCTACGTACCATTGCGTTTAGGTCTGCATTATAACCGCGAGCACCTTTTTCGAAAGTTTCTAGATCGTGTGCTTCACCTTTTAGACTGCGTAGACCTTCGTTAATTAGAGATTTCTTTTCCATTTTTTTGATATCCTTATCAATTGATTTATTATCTGTATTTAGTGAGCGTTTAAAGTCTTCTACGCTTACACCGTTTTTAATTGCTTCTTCTGTACTAACACCTAGTACCGAAGAGATAGATTGAAGTTCGCGAATACGATTTGCTTCTACTTCTTTATTTATACTTTCTTGAATATCAGTTACTGCAATAGAACGTTCTTCTACTAATTCCGGTTGTACTTCTTCTTGTACTTCCTCGATCACTTCGGGTTCTTCTACTACTTCTACTGATTCTTCACTTTCGACTACTACGGATTCTTCAATTACTTCTGGTTGCACTTCTTCTACTGGTGCTTCTTCAATAATTTCTACTTCCGGTACTAGTTCTTCTTTTTGTTCTGGTTCCATTTGGGGTTGATCCTCTAAAGTAATTTCATCATTACTATTTAGTGATCTTCCCACACCTACGCTATTATCTCCCGGAGTGGATACGCTAGATACTTCGTAGGGTTGCCATTTTGAAACGATTAGATCATTACCGTCTAGGTAGTAATCTAGAATGTTATAACCTACGGATACTTTAGGGCGAATACCTTCTACGATCATACCGAAGATAGTATTTGCGGTTCCTAGTGCACTAAAACGTACAGTAGCACGACATACCTTATCCATATCTACGCGAGCATTTTCAACTATACCAACTTGACGCATTGCATCATGTTCTACTAGTACAGGTGCACCGTCATTTAGACGGCTTAAATCTACGTTTTCTGGACTACATAAAAGGATCTCATTGTAGAGAGTCCCTTTAATATCGCGTACTACTGGAATTTCGGAGGCAAAAGAGAGTTCTACGGTTCTATCAGTTTCATCAATTGCATTATTGATTTGTGTTAGATTGATCGCCCTCGTCTGGTTCTTGTTCAATTCCATTTTCTTTATTTTCCTTGTTGATTTCTTCCATGACAATAACCGGATCGTATCCCATCTCCGAAATTACCATTGCCTTACTCTTTAAACCGTTATCAATTGCCAATACTTCGGTTTGAAGGTCTTTATATGGATCTAGGGAGATTTGACGCGTCTGTACATATTGTGCATGAGTCAATTTATTAAAATCACTAAAATTTAAATTGCTTAATGTACTACTATTTAGCATTGCAGATTTTAACCATGCAATATAAAGAGGTTTTAGTACAGATACAATTAAAGCATTAGTACGGCTTTTAAATGTTGATTGCTGTAATTTATCAGTTAACTTTGCAGCACTGAATGAAGCATTACTAGTATCAGAAGTTAGAGATTGTTTTGTAATATCTAATCCCATTGCAATCATCATCATTTGGTTATCAATAAACTCCTGAATACCGTCGGTAGTCTGAGATGGGTTTACTGTTTTAATATCCTGACCTGCCTGTAGTTCTACGATTGCAGCCGGATTTAGATAGTCCTGATCATAGTATGATACACTGTCATCAGTCAGTAGCTGTACATCGTCACTATCTGGATTAGTGATAAAGGCCATTGCGGACGCTGCAACCTTACGGGAAGTAATTGCCGCCGCCATAAATTCCTCTAACTCTTTTAACTTTTCAGTACCGGAATGCACATCTGGAATACCGCGTTGCTGTGTTGGGTAGTCCTGCTGGAATAGGTGTAGGATCTCGTCTGCTGGTACTCGCTCACGCTCACCAATCATATAGTTGTACATGATGGGGTTATAACGTGTTACCCAGTACGCTACAGGACGGTTTGTATTGATATCAAATTCAATACCATTGCTGATAAAGTTTCCCGACGGTAGTAATTGGTTCTCATAGGTCGAGATACGCATAGAATCGATAATCTCAATCTGTGGTAGCTCTCCTGGCTTACTGTGAACGCGAATGAAACAATCACCATCTACTGATCGAGTACGTTCTACCAGACGTTGGAAGGTACTGATATCTAGAGTACCGCAGCGGGAAAACGCTTTAGGATCTTCGGCCCATGCATAGAATGCATCTTCAATCTGTTTATCGATTGACTGGTTAACTTGTTCGTCGTCGGAGCTATGGGTACAAGGACGAATATATAGGCCATCTGCACCCGTTACACCCGCACTATTCGTACTGACATATTTCTTTACAATACCGTTCTTAATTGAGAGTTCACGACTTACTGCAACCATAACAGGTAGATTACGGTTAATGATGGCGTTAATATTGCCAGCCTGATTACCGCCAGTGAAGCCAAATGAGATAACAGGGCTAGATGATCCCAAATTAAGGGAAGTCATTGCACGTTTCATCGGGTTATTCTTCATTAGCTTCACTGGCTTCTGTACTAATACTTTTTGTTTTGGTTCTTCTACTTTCTTTTTATTCCATCCGAACATTAGCGAGATCTCCTAAATGTAGTAATTGATTTGATAGGACATCCAGTATTGAATCCTTTCATATCCGAAAGTAAATCATTTGCACGACTGACATATACAGGGCGTAGTTTCATAAGTATTTCACTACTTTCATATGTTAATGATTTATTTTGAATTGATTGACTTAATACACCACCGCCCTTAATTCTATCCATGATGATCTGGTCAATATCTTTGATGATTTGCATCAGGTCGTTATATTCTGACGCTTTAGAAGTTGGATCTATTACTTCGAATTGTTGTACACCATATGCTACGGTACTGTTAATAATTGCAGTCCATACACCCGCTACCCAGTTACTAGTATCAATATCTGGGAAGGGATATGTATATGAGGTCTTTACCCCGTTTGGATCAATCAAGTCTACTTCTGACCCTGCGGGGTAATCGAATGTAATAGTCTCGCCTTTAAAGATATCGCCTTTTAAAGTTACTTTGCGAACTATTGCCATTTTATTTTCCTTATTTAAAGAATCCACCACCTTTACGCGGCCTTATTACTCGTTTTGGAGTTGGCTTAGTTGGTGCTTCTTCTGTATTTACTTCTTTATTTAGTCCTGCTTTCTCTTTTTGTTTCGCGTTATATTCCCTTAGTTGTCGGAATGGTTGACTACCCAATTTAGATAGATACCACTGGAAACATATAAGCGAGTAATTAAGACAATCGAGAGTTTCATTCCTCGCACTACTAACCTTTTTCACCCATACCCAGGCACCAGCCTTTATCACTCGTTTCTCGGATGTAATCTGAATAAAGTAATCATCTGGTAATGAATGGCTGAAATGTATTTGTACTTCCTTACTATTTTCACTATCGGATACAGCACGGTTTAGTAATTGTCTAACGTTCGTTTTACCTAAGTTTACATTAAGGTTAATCAGGGAGTGACCACCAGCGGTACTACCTTTGAATAGTGGGTTTGAGTTAGACGTACCACCCTTAATAGGTTTAAAGATAGTAGAGTTACTGCAATAACGATATACGGTACTGGTTGCGTTGCCATTACTACTATCGACGAATCCGGCTAATACTTTAAGTGGTTTACCCGAATGTGTTTTCAATGGTGCATTGGCAAAGGCCGTTAGTTTATTCCATGCTGGGGCTTCGATTTTAGTACAGTCAATTGCGTATATACTGCGATGATCTAAAACATAGAGATTCTTCTCACTTACTCCTAGTGTAGTTACCTCCAACCTGTCGAGCTGCTGATCGACGCCGTATACCACCCCTAGTACATCGTCGGGTATATTATTAATATCTATTTCACTATCTCTTAGGTTCTCCAATAATACTAAATCATGGTCGGTATTCTCTTTATCAATATATGGTAGTCCTAAGACGTTGTTATAGAATGATGCAAGGTCAAAGGTATAATGTGCTTCGGCAAAGTCTGCTACAATCGATTTGATCGAGTTGATAGGGGAATAGAGTCTAGATATGTGATAGCCCATTATATCGGTTACTTCTGGTGCTGTTACTATCCATTCACCCCTACGGATCATTCGTACACGTTCTGCTTCTGTTATTACATTATTACACTTAGGACATTCTAGCCTTGCAGTGTCTGCATCAGGAATACGACGGCGACCGCCTTCAATAATCTTCCATTCGAATTTAACATTTTCAAATACCATTTCGTGTGAGTGGTTACAGTGAGGGCAAGGTACATAAAACTTTTGTTTATTACTTTGTTCGTACTGTTGGGTAATCAGGTCATGTTCATCAAGTGGAGTAGAACAGCACATAATAAGGGGGTTACTGAATGCTTTCGTTCTCTGTTCTGCCAGCTTCAAGGGATTGCCTTCTTCGCCGTCGGCGTTGACATTGGATATCTCATCCAAAAATACGCGAGGGGCCGTTAGACCACGTAGTGAAGCACTACTACCCAATGACAGGAAGTAGGTAAACGTACCATCTAAATTTTGTTGTGTCTTGTCATTGTTCGTATAGTTCTTGTCGTTCTTATTACTAACGAGATTTTTCAGTACCGAACATGCTTCGATGACTGCTTGCCATTTACCAGTCCTAAATTTACTAGTAGTACCACCAGTAGCACCGCCAAATATCATGTTACTAGGATCATTGGCGAGGAAGTAGTACATACTATTCTGTAGTACCGTTGTCTTGAGAAGTTGAGCACTACTCATTAGTACCACTTTACGTACACGTGGATTAACTATATCGTTGATGGGCTTATGTTGAAAGGCAAATAATTTGACGCGTTGCCCTTGTAGTTCGCCATCGGGGAAGACTAGGTTACTCTCTACCCACTCTGCGGGTAGTTGTTTCTTCGGAGGTAGGATCGACTTCGCCGCCCTCGTTAGGATCTTCATCATCTTCTGGTAGTTGTTCTTCATATGTTCCCTCATATTCATAGCCGCCTATTTCCTCTAGCTGGCGGTCTATCTTGTCCTGTAATTTAATTTTTAATTCTAAAGCGTCCTGTGATTCAAATAGTTCTACGTAACTTGCTGCCGGTATACTTCTTAGTACCTGACGTAGTTGATAGAAATATTGTGATAATGTTTGCTGTACTACTGCTACCGGAATTAGTTCACCAGATTGCTGTCGTAGTTCTAATTCTTTTAGGTCTGCTTCTGCTTCTAGTTTGCGTAGTGTGGCTTTATGGATCATTCCCTTCACATCACCATTACGCATTGGTTCGATTACGTTCGCTAGTAACCAGTCGTCTACTAATTTCTTAGGCCAGCTAATATCTAATCCTTTCCCCGACCAGATACGCGATACTGTGGAATGTTCTACGCCGAATCGGTCGGCGATTTCTTGCCAGGAATAGCGGGTTCCATCGTCTTTATTTTTTGCCATTTTATGCAATTCCTATTCATTTTCCATTGATTGGTATTTTCTATCTATTTCGGTACTAATAGGTTTTATCTATATATTTGTTTGTTTTATGTAAAATTTCTCACGTATTTTTATTATAACTCGCGGCGAAAACTCGCCCTCTTTGCCATTTTTGGGAGAACCTATGATAATTTTGGACTGTCAACCTTTATTTTGATTTATTTCATCATTTTTCGATAAAATCGCACAAATTGCACATAATGTTGATATGTTTCACCTATCAGTACCGAAGTATACCATCATTCTATTATTCACTGTTTATGCATTGTCTATGCAATCTACTTGAGTATCACCATATTACTAACGATTACATCACAACGATAAGAGATAGGCAGACCATCTACGGTACGGTACTGTAAGATCTCGTCGCGTAGTTCCCTTAGTCGGGTTAAGTGTGGTAGCTCACTACCGCTGAATGTATCTAGTGCATTGATAGGGTAATTAGTACGGCCTATGGTGAAGCGTGAGTAGTTTAATGTAATGTATTTATACTTAAGCGTTAGTGTATAGGTATCTATGAATAGCTCGTAACCGTCCTGTGTGATGATATGAGCGGTTATTAGCTTATCCTTGCGTGATGGTATGTATCCTGATTCCTGTCGGCCTGTGGTGCTTTCTATGGCCTTATACGTTCCATCAGGGAAGTGTAGGTAGATTGTATTCATGGTGTGATACTCCTATAGCATGTATAGGAGTATTTAGGGGATGGGATTACTTGAAGTGGCGTTTACCAGTATAGCTAGTTACGTATTCAGTATAGCCAGGTATATGTACTGGTGATTGATCTTGTAGCTGTTCTGCCGTTCCATCTGTGAATACTACACGATTTGGATGTGGGGCACATGGTTTATAGTGTTGTAGGATAAATTCTTTATTATCACTATATTGTAATGAGTCATAAGCTACTACACGTTTGCGATCTTTTAGATATACATCATACTTCATTTCTTCCTGTACATCTGGCGGTAGATCTTTGAACAATAAGTTTTCATCAGTAGATATAGTTACGGTTATCTTTGATTTTAGTTCTAATGCGTAGTGAACTAATACACCGCCAAAATAACGATTAGTACAGCCATGATAATCACCATATAGAGAAGAATAGATAATTGAATCTAGTGCCTCTATTGGATCGTCTAACCGTTCTGATACTATTTTACGATGTTCATGACGTAAGCGGGATAGATTATCACGGATTTCTACGCAGTCTTCGCTGAGATAGAAACGATAACCTTTACCTAAATTGAAATGACCTACCCCGATTAGTTCGAATCCCGGCTTACTGGAAGGACGAATATCAATAGTACATGTAAGTCCTTTGCGGTGATCGTGCATAATAAATTCTTCAAATAGTTCTTTACCTGTCATTATATTTTTCCTCGTTAGATTGAATAGCCCACTGTGAGTAGTGGGCTAGATTATTAGTTGGTTACTGTCATTGATAGAAGGCGAACTATAATTTCTGCTGCATCGCCTGTAATAGTGGTTGGTGGGTTATTATTTGGATCATATACCGTCACACTATTATAATCAGTGGGTACTACACGACCTATACCGGATAACCTTGCAGCATGGTAATCAGTGTTTTCAAATACAAGATCTTCTTCTAATACATTATGAAAGCAAAACGTACCTAATGCTAAATCACTAATTTGATCTGGTTTAGTAGTGGGATTAGTACAGCGATTCTGTGCGAAGCTATGAAAAGCTGCTGCATCATCGATATGATCACCCCAATGTGATTTTTTATCGGTGTTTCCCTCATACCATGAATCATTATTCTCTACTACTGTATGACCAGTTTTAGTATTGTGTACTAATACAATTTCATTAGTACGGCTACTTAGTGTCACTTCTACATCTGGAAGTGAAGGAATGTTTTTTATAATTTTCATTTACTTTCCTTATTAGATTAAAAAGCCCACTTTTATTAGTGGGCTATATTATTAGTTAGTATCGAATAATGGCGGTATTTGTGGTATTTCTACTTCCCCTTCAATTGGTTTGCCGTATTGGTCTGCTACCTTTATTACAGTTTCCTTATAAGGATTAATACTATAATAGTGTTGCTGGTCTTCGGTACTAACAATGATACGCTCAATACTCATATTATATTCCGTGATATTACGGATTGCTTTAATTAGTTTCTCTGACATATATATCCCTTATTTTATTTTAACGCAGTTTTGAAAGTAGTAATTACGAGTATCAGATCTCAATAAGAAGATAAAAGTAATATCGTTTTGCTCTTTACTTCCCATTGTTGCAAGGAAGTATCGCTGCTTATCATTATCATAAGCCATTGTCATTGAATCATTAGATTCTATTGGTCCGGTGGCGTGAGTCATTGCACCGAAGTTAAGGATAAAACCATCACTATTAACTTTAGCGTGACCTGCACCAGAATAAGAAGATTTTTCTACTGGAGTATCACCCAGCATTTCAACTACTTTCACATCACATTGATACAATCCCTGCTCTGGTAGAGAGTGAGTGTTAGCCAGTACCGAAGGAGCTACTAACAGTAATGCAGATACGATAACCTTTTTCATTTCTATTCCTTATTCAATAATACAATTGGAGAAGTTCAAAAATACGGGATTATTCTCATTGCTGACCATATACTGTGTTTTACCATTGATTGCACTAATAATAATATCGTACTGGTCAGTATCTACGGCATAGGCCATCAGGCGACCGCTTTTAAGTTTTGAAACAGGGCTGAATGAAATATTCATATCCCTAAACTTCACACTAACAGCACGGTTATCAATACTCACATAACCAGTCATACCATAATAACCAGTCTTTACTACTCGCTTTCCTACCTGTTCCCACGATTCAACACCGCAACGATATAAACCATCATCAGGGAGTATTACATTTACTGCCAGTACCGAAGGGGCTACTAACAGTAATGCAGACAGTACAATCTTTTTCATAAATTCATCCATTCGGGATTATCTACTTTATCAGAATCAATGGCATTGTTGATGCCAGATAATGACAGTGTTTTTGATTACGGCGACTGCAATTTAATAAGTAGGGTTAATGTATTTTATTATATCATAGTAATATGCAGTCCCCATAACTAAAAGTACGGCAAATATTGTTTTCTTCATCACAGATTATCGTCTATATAATTAGTTGGTTTCGATAACTCAAATTCTGTACCGTAATTATTTGAACGATCAACTATCTTAGTGGTGTTTTTGTGGGGGCCGTGGGCTTTATGTTCTTCGAAGCTATGAATATTTGTAAGTCGGTCGGCGGCAATAATACAGCTACCAGTAGATGGGCGTTCTTCACCCAATAGCATAGGCTGACAATCACTACTGAATTGTGGGCGATACTCTTTACCACCATTTACGGGGAATAATACTAGTGTACGACCGTTAATATCACCTACTACGGCTTCATTCATAAAAGCAGGCGTTATAGTAGTACAGCCAGTAGTGATTGTAGCCGTAGCGAGTACAGCTAGGGTAAAGAGATTTTTCATTAGTAAATCCTTGTAGTGATTGTGTGAGGTGATGTTTGATGTGAATTATTATAGCTATGATATTTAGTAATAGCTACTACTTTATTTGTGTAGTAGCTATTGTTATTCTTATACTACCTTATACGCTTTAGTAACAAGTTCTTTAAAGTCTTGCTCGTCGGCCTGTTTAGGATACTGCTGCTTGTACTCGGCGTAGTATTCTTGTGCTTTCGCGTTCATCTTCCCTTTCTGGTTTAGATGGAACTCATGACCGTTCCACTTCGCATTAAGCGGGTATTTTTTGCGATAGTCCTCACTATACGCCCGTAAAAACTCGTCAACGTCCGATAGTTCGGGATTCTTCTTAACCAACTGAATGTATACTTCATCCTTGAGTAATGCCGCTGGTAACTTCTTATTGATTACATTATAGGTTCTTCTTTCGTCCTTCTTGCTATCAACTATGACTACTTCGAATATCTTATTACCGTTTGGCTTCGATGCTTTTTGTGGTATGGAAGCAGGAGAAGATACGGCAAGTGTAGAAAGCAGTTCCTCTACACTAGAGAAGCTACCAGACTCTTGTACAAGTGATTCTAATAGCTTCTTAGCTTCGTTTAGTCGCTCGGTACGTAGTGTGCTTACATAGTCCTTCACTTCGCCCAGGCGTTGAATAAGTGTATCTATATCTTCTTCGTTGACGTTTGCCAGTGCATTGCGGCCTGTTGCGTCGGCAGTCAACATACCTACATTAAAATCATCATTCAGAATCGTACTGATCATTTTTGCGGTAATGCTTTTAATGCTTCCCATAATACAGCCTCATTTGGTTTTAACAGTAACTGAGTACAATCGGTTAGTTTAACTATATTTGCAAGTGGGATCTCCTTCAAAGTGTTTATCATCTCACTGGTAAGACCAAATTCACCTAGTAGATCTTCTTCGGTAAGTTTCCGTACTGTATCTATATAGAGTACGTTTAGCTCATGTAGATCATTCATAGCTTAATGTTGACGCGTTTTCTAGTAAGTAAGCTCAATAGTGCTTCGTTATAGGTAGTGTGCCACTTCTTACCATCACTAAAAGGCTTGTTGATGTGTCGGGGATGCTTAGACATAGTGACCGCCCCTACCTTTCGGTCGTGATCGTCGAAAACTTCGGTTATAAGTCCACCTGCAATACAACTAATACGCATGTAAAGATCCCAGCAATGAAGAAAAAGAAATTTGCAGCCGCAAGGTAAGTAAAGGTTAATTTTTTCATAGAGTGTCCATATTAACACTACCAGTATATTTCCGGTACTAGTAGTGTTAATTGATTAATGTACGTTAGTAATTTCTTCGGATACTACTTCTAGTAATGAAGTGAAAGCACGTTCACCATCGAATCGGGCAATAGTGATCTTATCGGTTACACTCTTGGGTAAATTGATGTTCTTTTCCCAATGGAACAAGCCACCAGACATAAGAAACATACTGAATAATTCACGCTCATTATGACGGGAACTAATTACTACATGAAACATTCCCGTTACACGATTATCAATCTCGTTAATCTTGAATCCTAAATCATGTGCCTTAATGATCAAATCAGTAGATACACCCTTAGACAT